CTTTTGTTGCATCCGCCCGATCCTGATAAAACTTAGCCATTTTTGAGTCTGAATCATATTGCAATGCTAAGTTTTTTAAAAAATCCACATCTGACAAATCCACATAATCCCTATCACAAAGGGGGGGCGGCGTTTTAGTGTCTATGCTATGCAAGAAATCATGAGCATGAGCGATCATTTGAGAAATGAGTTGGTCATCCCTATGCACGACAACAATAACCTCATCCCCGCGGCGGTAAGATAAATAGTGGCAATTGACCACGTCTGCGCAAAACATTTGCCATTGCATTTGCAAGTTATGGGCAGGATGGGGTTTTCCTGACCGTGCCATTTCATGAAATTCAACGTTGTTTTTTTTGATTTCTAGGATCGTTTGACCATCATCTGAGCAACCGTCAAGGGAGGCCATAAAACGGTCATTAGAGGCAGAAAAAACAACCCTAGGGGAAACATCTATGCCGACATGATGAAGGAACCAACGGCGAGCCTCTGGCTCAATAGCGGAGCCTGCCCGCATGTATTCCGTTTCCTCTTGTGGGGGAGTTAATCCCAGCTCCTCGCAATATGTTTCATACGCTGTACGGTATGGAGAGAGTCCCATCCATGCTGCCAGTTTTGTAGCCGTGGCCTTTCCCTTTCGGAGATCCTTCCACCCTTGTGTGCCTTGTTCTGGTAAAATCATGGTTTCCTTTTCTCCTCAATAGCGCATAACCTCATCTTGAATTCCATATCTTGCAACGCTAATTTAGTGTGAAACTCTTTCATTTCAAGCTGTATCCCTAAAAGAATACTTGTGGTTTCTTTTCTGTTTTCATCGATTTTTCGGTCAAGTTGCATATATAATGCGATGACCGTCCCCAAATTTGTGGCTATCACAGCAAAAACCGTAATGAATTGAGTCCAGTCCATTATTTAACCTCGCTGACATCAACACCTAATCGGCTTAAAGCCAAGACATAGCTTTCAGGGCAACATATACTCATTGTAGTTAACAAATTAAATATAACATCTTCCAAAGCAAACTCTGTGCCACAATTAACGTATTTTTCTAAAGCAATTTTGGCGGCGGCACTGGAATGTTTCATCCGTTCGTAAACGCGCAATTCTGTTTTTGTATTTTCCATACCATATTCCTTCTGTTGTAAATCCGGGATTAGGCGCCCGGCCGCCGTCCTGGCAACTACGTTGTTGCAGTTGCTTCTTGCCCGGTTTTAGTGCGCTCTTTCACTAAACCGAGTTTTAGGTCTTGATAGGCATTAGAAGGGATCTTGCAGAAATCACCTTTCGCATAATAAACCTTATTGATATGGGCGATAAAACGATTTTTCACCTCAGCGCCACACAATTCCAGGTAAAGAAGAAGGATTTCCGCCTCTTCCTTACTTATGAAAGTAGCACTGTTACCGTCATCGTCATCATCGGCAACAATGGAAAGAGCAGAACATAGGCAATATCTTTTCCCGTATGTTATGGCTCCGCCGTACCCTTGGATTGTTTGGTCTTTAGGGTTAAAAAAACATGTGTCATACTCGATAAACTGCCCGCTTGCATGAAACAAAATTGTTGTTATACCAATCATGTTGTTTTGCGATATCACGTTTTGAACAACGCTTAACCCATTAGAGGAAAATGGCTCCCGTATGCAGTCCATGCAAGACTTGAGGCTTGCGTATTTTGAAGCGCCGTTACCTTTCTTAAAGTAAGTGTTTTCGCTGTCAAAGACTGCGGGTTTCATAGCACCCTGGGCAAGTGCCAGGGCTTTAGCGATTTCGTTAATGTTTTCAGATGTTCGCATTGTTGTACCTCGCTTCAATTTTAAAATAATCCATTTCAACATCTAAAGCATATGTCAACTCTTCCATACAATCCATGAAAGACATCTGTTCGGGATCAGCCCTTCCTTCCAAATGCTGCACCAACCCACGAAAATAATCCTGAATTTTTTTAAAGTTTTCGTGCGATGCATCACAAAAGCAACAGTTGGGTGTTTCGTCCCTTTCCCAACCATTGTCGTGGTAAATATCCATATAGTCCTCGTTTAATCGTTTCATTTTACATACTGTTTGTACTATCCAACCGCTCAACCGTCAAGACCTAGCTATCGGGGAGACATGTTTGATAGGATTAGATTAACACATCGAATAATTCCCGTCAAGTGATGCAATTCCTATTGTTTTATTTTCCCTTTAGGCTTATCATCTTGGGAAAATCGGGGGTAAAAATGGATTTAAGACGATATTTATTTGAAAACAATCTGACACAGACGGAATTTGCAAGGATGATAGGCTATCACCGCGCTTACGTTTCGCAAGTGTGCAAGAAGAGAGTGCCCGTAGGCAAAGGGATTGCATTAGCAATAGAAAAAGCAACAAATGCAGCGGTCACAATAGAGGAACTTATGGAAGACAGGGAGAAGCACTATGATACAAACTAGCCATCGCATATACTTGGCAAAAGTCAAAATCTACTAAAGAAAGTCAAATTAGTATTCAGGAGAAAAAAATGTGTGCAGACTGCGGAAAGCCTAAAGAAGAATGGCCACCTAGGATCATTTAAATAAAAACAAAGCCCCTTGGATTTCTCCTTGGGGCTTATTCAGCTTGCCATAAACTTCCACCTATGGCAGGCTTACACTTTTAAGTTTTTGGAGGAAGCAAGCTTATCGGACTGCTTCCTCCAGATCCGGCACCAGTAGAAAAGTTAGTTACCGAGATCTTTGCGTTATGATAACCTAAGATCTTATAGAATAGCTGATTTTCCTACTAGATGCAATCATTAATTTAATGCATTTAAGGAAAATCTCATGACCGACCAATCCTCATTTTCAAGCCAACATCATTCGTTCGACATTCGCTTAGCCAAAAAATACAGCGTTGAAGAGGCCATACTCATTCATCATTTCCAGCATTGGATTTCGATAAATGCCCGAGCTGGCCGGAACTTTCACGACGGCAAAACTTGGAGTTATCAAACATATAAATCCATAGCCGAAAATTTCCCCTACTGGAATTATGAACAAATCAAATACCTATGTCAAAAGATGGTTTCTAAAGGGATCCTCGTCAAAGGCAACTACAACAAAAAAACCTTCGACAATACAAACTGGTATGCTTTTGTAGACGAAAAACATTTTGGAATCGACGAAAATTCAAAGAAGTCTTACGAAAGGGAAAATTGCCCGTCGATAGGGAAAATTCCCCCACCTATACCAGATACTAAACCTACAGATGCTTTACCTATAAAAGAAAAACAACATAAAAAGAAAGTTGCCGACAATCCTATTCAGCTCGATGCGGTTGTTCTTTCTTTCGAAGCAGAGAAAAGACAGGCGCTCTCGCGCTTTTGTTTAAGTCAGCGAAAGCTTCGTGAGCTATTAACATATGAACTTAACCAGATCCGCGACGCAATAGACGCATTCGACCAATTCGCTGCATCAAACGCTATAGGGAATCCCGTTGGATGGCTGACGAACGCTATTCGCGGTGCATGGAAACCCAATTTAACGAAGGAGCAGGTTAGCAAGATCAAACAGTCGCTTACGCCTCAACAAGAAAAAGCTCGCCAAAGAACCCTATGTGAATTGAAGAATATAGTTCATAATAATGAGTCCAGATTGAAGGACGGAATAAAAATTAAGCTTACGAGCCATATGGTATTTATGGTATACCCTCACGGCCAAACCGCTATCGAGCTTTGGAATCCAGACGCTTATGTAATGGTGGAATATTTTATTGAAACTAATAAATTAGGTTAAACATGGAAATTTTTGATCAATACGAATGCAGCGATTACATCTTGAACATCAGAGATATTCGCACGCCTAGGGTTTCAGAGCCTGAAAAATCTGATATTTATTTATGTTGTGATAGCATATTTAAATTTTTCTATAACCAATGTTCCGGGTTTCGTGTTTCTCATCCTATGAAAAATTTATATGATGAAACAGATAATAACTTTATAGATTTCGTATGTGACTCTTTTGCTCTGAAAGTAATTGTCGATACATTTCAGCTTTGTGATTATGTCCCATGTGATCCATGCTTCGATGAAGATGAAGTCATCGAGAAATGGATGCAATTTATTTTTATTGGGCTAGTAACAATGAAAAGACCGCTATGCAAAAGAGAGAAAAAACTCATGGCAAAAGTGATCATGGATTATGAAAAAACCCTTGAAAACAACTCCTGAGCGTGGTATACTCATTTAAAAGAGAGAAAGAGCATGATTAAGATCCTCAAGTTTACCCCAAAAGAAGCGGGCGCACTCAAAGGCTTTGCCGATATCCTCATCGAAGCCTGGGGTTTCGAAATCCGTGAGTGTGGCATCTTCGAAGCTAGTGGCAAGCAGTGGATGAACTTCCCAAGCAGGCAATACGAAAAAGACGGAAAGAAGCAATACTTCGCCTACAATCGATTTACTGAGCGCGAGAAGGGGGATGCCTTCCAAGCAGCGTTTTTCAAAGCCCTAGAGGCCTTTAAACGCGAAAATCAGCCATCGGTGAATGCGGGATACAAAGCACCTGTCCAAAGCGATATGTTTGACCCAGGCGAGTGCCCTTTCTGATGATTGAATGGATATTGCCGCTAGAAATCGTCTCACCGAATAAAAACCAGCATTGGACGAAACGGCATTCCCTCAATAAAAAAAACGCCAACATCATCTCTCACAAATGGCTTCTCGAAGATGAAAGGCCAACCCCTCCTTGTTTTGTTACCCTGCAACGTTTATACAACCCAAAACGGCTCCAAAAGCTCTGGGATGACGACAACTGGATCGGTGGGTGTAAAGGCATACGCGATTCCATAGCCGCTCTTCTAGTGCCTGGATTAGCCCCTGGTAGGGCAGACGATGCCGGAAAAGGCATCAAATTCTTTTATGAGCAGTTAACAGCAAACACAAAGGGCGTCCGAATCATCATCATGACTCAGGATGAAATCGACGATGCTGCACAAGATTTAAGGGAAATTCCATGGACGACAAATGCATCATAAGTGTTGTAATACTCCCCCTAGCCATCCTTATTTACGTAGTTTTCTTTTCACTTCTTTCTTCATGTACATACAATATCAGCATGGTTCACACGGAAGGAAGTGCCTCCGATGTCATTGACGAAACCAACGAAAACACACCAACAATTTCTCCAAAAATAGGCTTGCCAGTAATTTAAAAAAACTTACACATAGGCTATCGAAATACCAACATTTTCCAACGCAACGGGTGACGTTATCATCGAGGTTAAAGCCGGGGATATCCTTAAACTTCGGAACACTAGTATTTCAAGTGTTGATCTTAATCCGAACGTGCCCGGTTCAGTGTTTCCGATCACTATCGCATCTGTTAACATTCAGTGTGTAAAAGCGCTGCCTTAACTTTTGTTTTCATGAGGAGGCCGCCGGGTGCCTAAAAGCCCGGCACTTACCCCTTGACGACTTAGCAGACAACAGATATAACTGCCAGTTAAACACAAGGTTTGACATGTCGCCAGAAATCACCATCATCCTTAAAGACGAATCACGCACCATCCGACAAAAACACCTCATCTACGAAACATTCGCTTGCCACCCAGAAGACCCCGTTATTCGCATGTGCATTGAAGACACAAAGAAAAACTTTGATGGAAACCCCACTGATGTTATAGTTAAAATCTCCCTAACTGTTCAGTAAGGCATCCCGTGGACGCAAAGATAAAAAAGCTAGAAGCAAAAGAAAAAGACCTCATGAAAGGCACAAAATCACTTTTGAAAGCGGACAAAAAGAACGATAAAAAATTGGCTAAGTGCGATAAAGCAATGAAAATGAAAGGAAAAAAATAATGCTCGACGAACTCAAAAACTTATTCCCACAAAATGGCATCCAAGCCGTGACCGAACTATTGAAAGTTTCCCAGCAAGTTGCGGCCTTCCTTGAAGCTCAATTGCAAGATAACGAAAAAGTGAATGCTGCCATCGACCACTTTAAAGCATTGATCGAAGGCCATAAGAAGTAATCCATCCCCGCAATGTCTCCCAATGCGAGCGGGAACCCGGCGGCCAACCCCGCCGGGCATTTTCTCTCTATTCCTTGTTTGTTGCGTTGTGTAAAAGCAAACTGTGACCACAGCCTAAAAACTGTGGTCATTTTCTCTAAATTAAATTAACCCTTGTCAACATCAACACAACCAGTATAATGAATATTTAAACTATAGGTAATTATGGCAGTCGGTGCGCCCAGAACCACAACCCCCCCTAAAGATGAATTAATCAAACTAGGAGAAGAACTGGTCGCTTGGGCTACTGAGGAGCCAGAAAAACCAGAACTAAGATGCCGGTTTGCCCAGTGGTATAGTCTAAAAAAGGGTATCCTACATAAAGAGTGGGACTTAATGCTCCAGAAGCCAGAGTTCCGAGGATATTACGAAATAGCACAAACAGCTTTAGGCAACAGGTTCGTCGACGGTAGTGTCAAAGACAGTATCGGCCACCGTTTCATGCGTAGGTATTGTCCAGAGGTCAGGATACAAGAAGA